TAGAAAAACTTACAACATCGAACTGAATTACTTTCCATGTGAAAACAGTAACTTAACTTATGTTGTTTATCGTTATAATGAAAATAAACCTTTGAGATAATGAATGTAGTAAGTTTGTTCATAGTTATTCAGTTGCTTTTTTGATTGCTTGTCTTGCTTTTTCTCTACTAGCTTCAAGACCTCTACCGTCGTAAGCAGCCTTGCTTAACTCTATTAATGCCTCCAACAATTCAGGTGCAGCAGCTATGAGTTTTGCATTAGCAATAACCTCTTTATTCAAAGGGTCTCTTTTAATAACGTCAGAAATAGCATTATCATCTGTTGAGTAATGCCTCATACTTAATGATGTTATCAATATATCATTGTTCTCTATATAGGCATCAAATGGCCATTCATTGTTTTGATTATAAATCCATTCTCCTTTTGTGTGTTTCACTATCATTCTTCTATTTATTAAAGGGGCTTTTATACCCCTTGGTTAGTTAATTTATCTGCCTCTTAAACTGTCAAGGATACTCCAAAAGCAAGACAAATCTTCAAACCCTGTGTCATGCAATGCAGAATGATTTTCTAGTAGGTAATTATTGCTACAATATGCTTTTTTTTCAATCCTTAATCTATTGCTACCTGATTGCTTTTTATAAATCTTAATAGCCTCTTCATAAAATTCTAATTGCTTATTACTAAAGTTTGTTATTAACATAATCTTATCGTTTTTGTTCTCTACAAATATACAGGTATTGAAATTAACATTATGTGTTGAAAAACACGTTTAGGAAAATAAATTTGTGTTTTAAAACACCTCGGAGAGAATAAGAAAGATAATTAAGCTAATCAATTTAATAGTTAATGATAACCACCCTTTAAAATATTTATCTTGTATGTTGTTTTGTCCTGTGTATAATAAAGGCTTTCTTCTTATTATGTTTAATGACAAATCAAATACTATCCAGCGAATTGACAACATAAGACCCATTAAAAAAATATAGTTGCTTAAATCGGCTAATTCAACGTCTATTAATAAAATACCTATAAAAACATAAGTTTTAATTATTGAGTCTACAAAATGCCACTTTTGATTATTAGTAATATAATAATAATCGTGCCATGCATCAAGCAAAGAATAAACAACTGAAAATATAATTAGATATATCATTTATCCCTGAACATATTAATAAATGAATTAACAATAACCCACAATAAAGGAATTAATCCAAAAAATATAAAAGCTATCGGTGTTATATCAATATCGAATATCTGAGATATAACCCAACTTATCCAAAATGCTATAAACATTATTACCGATAATTTAAAGAATACATTCTGAAATAATTGTTTTTTCATTTTATTGTTTTTTGGTAATCACTCTAACATTTTTAAAATTCATATTTGGATCATTACAGGTCAAAGTTGCACCCTGTGCTTTTTTAATCCAAAGTTTTCTAGGAAAATGATAAGGCTTTCCGCCTGGTTTTAAAGGAGTAAAATTATGAAGTGTTATAGTATAGTCAGCAAATGATTTTCTTTCGTAATAACCCATCGGTATTGTCTTATTTCGATAATAATTAAATTCAAAGAATTCATCTTTTATGCTGAATTTTTCATGAGGAACTTTTTTAATAATAGTGTCATAAACAAATACGCTATCCCTAACAATCTTAACAGTCGTGAATGATGTTGCTGAATTAAGATGTTTGTTTTTTATCTTAAGTAGCTTTCTTATTTCATTATTTGCTATAATCAAGCTGTCTGTTGAATTTCTTAAATCTCGCTTATTTAACTCTAAAGATTTTACTCTTATAACCTCACCTTTGTATTTTGTATCTATCTCTATATTTTCAAGCTCTAAAGCCTTATAATTTGATTTGTATCTTTTCTTTTCCCCGATATTATATTTTAATAATCCTAACAAACTAAGAATTATTAATATTAGAATTATATATATAGAATATTTTTTTATCATAATAATATTGATTTTGCTTTATTTAAAAATTCACTTCTATCTTCTAGTCCGTTGTAACCTCCGTTTACTCTTAATGTAACTTCTCTTATATTGTCCTGATCTGCATATTTATTTAGTTGCCTAGAGTTCCAATACCAACAGGCTGCTAAGATTGCGTATTTAGGATTATTTGCTAACTCATCGGGGTTATTAATAAAGTCAAATCCTGTTTCTTTTGTTAGTTGTGTGTAGTTGTCTTTACCAGTCAATTGAATATATCCCCTACCTCTATACTTCCATCCTTCATTGCTTTTTTCGTCTCCGTTACCCATGCGATCAGCATATACACGCCCTGCAATAAGTTGAGGCTTTCTAGCATAATCATTTGCAATTTCTTGAACAGGGAAGTACTTTCCAAAAACAGATCTTAAAGCCGATGCGCTATAATTTAGATTTTCAGATGTGTATTTAAAAGATCCGCTTTCATGTGCCAACTGTGCGATAAAATGTGCAACCCTTAAAGGTGTATTAATTCCATAAGCTGCCATTTGTCGGTTTATGATATTAACATCTAGTCCTGAGTCTTTCGACAAGGGAATAATCTGTAAAAGTTTTTCTTTTGTTAGTATCATTTTGTTGGTGTAACTGCCTTAATACCTTTGTGTCCTAATCCTATTGCTGATAATCCAACACCTACGATTAGATAAATCTTCATTATATCGCTTGGAACTTCTGCCATACTGCCGTAAATTATCGGTAAACTAGGAGTAACAAAAGTCCAGTAGATTGCTGCTATGGCTGTCTTTTTACCGTCAAACCACTTTAATATTTTACTTTTTTTTGTCATAATTTATCCTCCTTATTTATTATAGTGTCTAATCTTATTATTATACTATCTCTCTCTTTTATTGACTTATTTAATCTTTCAATCGTATCATTAAATCTTTTATCCATACTCTCACATTGCGCCTCTACATTTTTTTTGTACAACATTTTTTTTGTTGTAGTGTCAGCCTTGCATATTGTGTCGCTTTGTGGAAAAAACAACGCTATGTATATGAACAACATAACCTTTATCATAGATTTCATTAACTTCCTTTTGTAAATAATTTATCTAATCTTCTATTTGTCTCTACTCTCTGCTTCTCTAAATTGTCTAGCATATTAAGTATAATACTAAATCTTTCATTAAACTTAGCTTTTTCAAGTAATGCCTCATATTCTTTGCCTTTAACATCATCCTTGAACTCACTTAACTCTTTTTTAATAGCTTCTATTTCACTAGGAGTCTCATATACTTTTTTAGTCTGCTCTTTTGAATAAGTCATTAATAATTCCGTCTTTTCTTTATCACTGTAATGATTTGCAACTTTATCATTAACCGATGATAAGTTAATAGATATAGCTGTTATAGCTCCCGTTAAAAGTGAACAAGTAATTATCTTACTTGTTGTCTTTTTCCATATTTCTTTTATTCTTGACATATATCTTTAAGCTTATAAAAAATAAAACAATTCCAATTCCTAGGGCAATATAATATTCTTCGTAAATATACCTAAAATCATTACATATAACAAATATGTCTGTGATCTGCAATGACATTATAAGGCTACAAGTATAAGCCTGTATACGGTCAAATAACAACCAAAAAAGAACTAAAAACAAAGAAGATAATAAATACATAAGACTTTTACTTATATCCGAAAAATACCATATCCGATTTGTTTTAACTTTCTCTGAATTATAAGCAGCATCTATTATAAGTGCTTTTTTATCTTCGCTTATATCGCTATCAAATGGGAGGGCAAATGATATTTTTTTTATTATATCAGGATTATTGGCATTAATAAATAAATATCTACATAAACTATCATAAGACAAGCTATCATAGGGGGTGTATTTATTTATAAAAATATCTTTAGATATAGTTTTATCTTGCTTATTAAATCTAATAATAATAGCAGTGCTTAGTAAATGTATTAAAATATACGACCAAGTTATTAACCTAGCTGCTATCAAGATAATACTTTTATGTTTATTAAATTCCTTCAATTACTTAGTCGGCTTAGTCGGTCTAGGTCGTGTTGGTGGAATTGCTGGACTTGTTGTTGTTGTTCTCGGTTTCTTTGCCATGATATTTAAAGTTTAATTGTGTAATAATCTTGCCTTAATGATGCTGCTTCTTAGTGTTATGTCAGAATTAGCATCTTGCCTTATTTGTAATATTATCTTATCTCCTGCATTAATATCTTCGCCATGAGCAGATACTGTAATTGCTAATTCATTTCCTGAACCCCTGCCAGTATTTGCGCCTCCAGCTGGTATTCCAACCGCTTGTGTTACATTATAAAATCTTATATTTTGAGTAACGCCATTTGAGGCTATATAATTTAATTTAGCATCGAAATCATAGTCTCCTGAAATATCTGGAATTATAGTATCTCCTATATTTGCAAACCCATCATTTTCCGGCTTTATCCATAATGCGTCAGTGTCATTAGTAAGTTGATACCATGTATCTGATACAGCAAAAGAATAAGTTACTGTGCTATCTCCAAAATAATAAAATAAATGTATTACTTCGCTTGGTATTAATAAACACTCTATATATAGTGTATCATTAATTATATGTGCTGCACCATTCGGATCTATATATATAGATGCCGTACTACCAATCGCATTTTTAAGTATAATTCCAGCAGTATCGCCTCTTTCAATTCTATAGACACTCTCTCCTGTCTGAGAATAGCTTATTATCGTAAATAAGCTGAATAATATTATTAGTATATTTTTCATTATTTAATATATTTATAAATAGTTTCTTTTGCTAAAAAGAATGATTCCTGATCTTTTTCTAACATCTTACTTATGTTTATATTTCCACCAGTATTATCATTATATACATAATTTATCTTATTTTTAATATTATTATAATTACCACTTATAATAGTCTTTGTTGTATCGTTTCGATATTTAGGAAGGTCATAATTATAAAACTTAGCTATGTTATAAGCATCTGTTAAATTTGTCATTGTATCTATTCTCATTTGAAAGACTAACTTACTTTTTGTAAAGCACAAAACATGAGGAGGGACTTTTTGCACAACCACATAAACAATAGAATCCTGTTGCGAATAACTAAATGATGTTATTAGTATTGCGATTATTATTAAGATATTTTTCATATTACCACGTTATTATATTTGAATTTACATAAACATCACCACCATTGACTTCAATCTGATTATCAAATACTGATCCAGAACCTAAATTTATCGACCCTCTTGAAATGATACTACCATGGTTATATGCTGTTATTGTCCGATTTGCTAATATATTAAATGCCTTTGGGCTATCTATTGTGTTATTTCCAAGATACCAAAAGTTTGTATTTACCCTAAACACAAATGCTCCGTTTGAATTACTAGTTTCAAAATAGCAATCTTTAATAATCAAATTACTAAATTCACAGTCTACTATATATCCCGACTCTCCAAGTATTATGCAATTTTCTAATATAAGTTTACCTCCGAACAAATCAATCTCATTCCACTGACCATTGTCTATTAAACCTCCTATATATACCTCTCCTGAGCTAAATACTGAAGTAGAATTAATAGTAGCTCCATTAGGAAACTTTGCTACACCTAGGTGTGATGAACTAATTGTAATATTTGTACAAAAAGCATTGAAAATAACTTGTTCGTTGACGTCCTCTACCAAAATGAAAGAATTAGTAACAGATCCCGAAAATGTTAAAGGATAGCCATTCAATTCATTAACCTTGATGATACCATTCTTAACTGTAGTTGTTATTGTTGGAGAATAAGAATTATTTAAGTATAAAGCATTAAATGAAAAATTTCCAAGATATATATTTCCTGATAAATTTAAATTTTCGAGCCTTGTTCCTGCGCTTCCGTCTAAATAGTATAATCCTCCTCCTGTAAGAGTTCTCATACTCTGATCTATTATTATATTTTGATATTCTGTACTTGCTTCAATGGTGACATAAGAACAGTAGTTAGTTGTAGTATTTTGAACAACTCCTTTAAGTGTTAAGTCTCCGTAATTATTTGTAACAACTGTATTTCTTCCGCCCTCACAATAGATATCAGCATCTACATAAGTAGTTAGGAAATTGGTTAAAGTCATTCCATCATCATCGGCAACATAAGCACTATCACAAGTAAACTTAATTCCTACACCACCTGCAACACTTGAACTAGCATTTATTATTTGATTGCTATCACATTGAATTATACCAAATTCAAAAACCTTATAATCTGTATATGCGCCTGAAAATAAAGCACTATCCCTATAACAGACTATTTTAGCACCTTCGGAATTAAAGTATGTCATATTTGGATTATCTATTGATCTACTAACAGAGTCTAAACCGTAAACTTTCGCATAAAAAGGTGTGTTAAATAATGTTTGATTATCTAATATATCAATAGAACTAACAGTTGTATCTGCTTTACCTTCTCTATATACAACTACTTTTCCGTATGTTGTATCGACTGTATTTCCTCCTGAAACATCAGTAAAGCTCAAAACACCGCTTCCATTAGTTGTTAATACTTGATCCAATGTCCCATCGCTTGCTGGGAGAGAATAGTTATTAATAGTTAGATTAGCTCCGTCCCACAATAACTTAGTATCTCCTTCAATAGTACCGTCACCAGT